CAGATAATTGTTTTTCTTTCTCCATAATTATTTCATTAATTTCTTTTTGATTATTTTCTTTTTCAGAAGATAGGTTATCAATAATATTATTCATAGTAGATTTTAAATCTGGATTTTCAACATTAAATTTAGTTGCTTCAACACTATCAATTAAAGAATTTTGAGTTGAGTCATAATGTTCATTATCATTAGAATATATTGCCAAATGTTTAGACGATTCAGATTCTACAACAGATGTAATTTTTTTATTGTCTTCAGAAGATGATTCAGATTCTACATTAGTTGTAGTATTTTCATTTTCTTCAGAAATAGGTGTAATGTTTTTATTTTCTTTAGAATTATTATAGAAATTTTTTTGATTAATTTGAGGGATAAAATTATTATGTTGAATAGATTGAGAAACTAAATCTAAACTAATAATTTTTTCAGGTGATTTAGAAGGAATATTATTATTTTTAATACTTGGTGGAATAATTTCAACCGGTTTTTGTAAAGTTGGTTTAGATATAATTTCTTGTGGATTTACATTAGATTCACGAAGATTAGGTTCATTAAAAGTTATTTTTTTTTGGTTTATTTCAGTCTCTATTTTAATTACTTTACTTCTTAGATATTCAACTTCTCTATAAATGAAATAAACAACAAGTGTTAATCCTAATAAAATTAAAAATTTATAGTCAAAAAATTTCATATTATTATTTATAAAGATTCTTATTATTAAATAAACTCACTATGTTTCTAAATATTTTCTATCATTTATTAATGGATCATAAAAATATATCATTTTTAATATTATTAGTAATTTACATTTTTACCATTAAATTTTCCCAAAATAAAATAGAAAAATTTACTGATGTTGAAAGAAAAGAAATTAAAGAAAAAATAACCTTTGGTTTGAAAATAATAGATAAAATATTCAATAAATATAATATATATTATACGGCAGCATATGGAACATTATTAGGAGCAGTTAGACATTGGGATATGATACCATGGGATGATGATGCAGATTTGAATATTTGGAGAAAAGATTATCAAAAAATCATAAATTTAAAAAATGAATTAAAATCTCATGGATTATTTTTAGAAGCTGATGATAAATTAATAAAAATATATTTTGATAATAAAAATAAATTTCCATTTATTGATTTATTTATAAATGAATCTAAAAGTAGTAAATTAATTAGATGTTATGAACCATTTGAAGAAAAATGTGTAGAGTTAGATAGAATCAATGATTGGTGGTGGAAATGGATTGATTATCCGAGTGAATGGATAGAGAAAAGAAAAAGATTTAAATTTGGTTCAATTGAAATATGGGGTCCAGAAAAGCCAGAAAAAGTTTTAAAATTTTGGTATGGAAATGATTGTTTAACAAAATGCGAAACACCACAATTAGACCACATAACAGAAGAATATATAAAGGTAAATGAAATAAATTGTGGTAAATTATTACCCGCACAATTATAAAATATATTTAAAATATTTAGTTTTTTTTCTATTATTATTTAATGATATCTCCTAGTGATATACAAAATACTAAAGTCGATTTAACTCTTGTCTCAACTGTTCTATTAGTTTCTAACTTAGTATCAAATCAACTTGTCAAGTCAAAATTATTTGATGAATCATGGCAAAATGGTGCTGTTGCTACTTTATTAGGTTTTGCATTACATGGTTTACTTACTAATAAGTTAACTGTAATGACCAATAAATCTCTTTGCATTAAGAATAAGGCTGTTGCAGCATCTGTTGCTGACTTTTTTAAATTCGGAACTGTTTTTGTTGCCCAAAGAGCTATTGGTAACTATATTGAAAACAAACCAATTGTTTTTGATAAAACATGGGCCATGGGATCTGGTTTAGTAATTGCAGGTTATTCAGCTTTTAACATGATAGAACATATGGTACCAAGAGTAGACAAAAAATACCAACCATTAGTTAATGATTTAATTAAAGTATCAATGGGTGCCTTAACTGCTAACTATTTTATGGATGGAACTGTAACTAAAGGTCATTTGATGTCTTTAGCAGCAACTTTAGCTGGTTTCAGTGCATTCCATCTTTTTACCAAACAATTTGTTGTTCCAAAAGAAAAATTTTCAGAACAAGGTGGATACTCTGTATTACCAATTGAATACATGTCTGAATAAATTTTTTATAAAATTAATAATTTTATAAAAATATTTAATTATTATTTAAAACCTAGTTAGTATTAATTACTAAATGACAGGAGGTTTACTTCAAATTGTTACTTCTGGTAAACAAGATATTTATTTAACTATAAATCCAGAAATAACTTTTTTTAAGAAAATATTTAGAAGACATACAAATTTTTCATTAGAATTAATAGAATTTTTACCAGATCATCCACCAAATTATAATTCTTTGGTAACGTTTAATATTAATAAAGGAGATGCAATTCATAGATGTTATTTGGAAGTTGAATTAGATAAAATAATATTTAACGATAATCATATTACTAATGAAACATATATTACAAGAAAAAAATTAATAAAACAAAATTTAGAAAAATTACAAAACAAGTGGTTAGAAATATATAAAAATTTAAAAAATTATGTAGATATAGAAATAGTATTATACAGAAATTTAAAAAAACTTTTAGAATTAGATAATTTAAATATTAATTCTTTAAAAGATGAAGTTTCAAGATACAATTATAATAATAAAAAAGATAAGGATTTATATAAAAAAAAAGTCGATGAACCTGTATTTTTAAAGATAGATATATCAGGTTATATTAATTCTATAAATAAGTTAGTTACTAATAATTCTGAATATGATTCTAATAAATTTATAAATAAATCAGAAATATCAGATAGTTTAGATGAAAAATATAAATATATGATTGAATATTTAAAATACTATAATTATAATTATAATAAATATACTGATGAACTAAATAAAAAAAATCAAATTAATTTTAATTTTGTTGATTACTTAGGTCATAATTATTTTTTAGATTTCTTTTTAGAAATAGGAGGAATAGAAATACAAAAATATTCAAATGATGTATTACACATAAATCAAATGCATAAAATTAAACAAGATTATATGGATAATTATTTGGAAATGATAGGACATATTCCATCATTAAATGAATTTAATAACAAAGAAAAAGGTAATACTAAAATATTAGTTCCATTAAATTTTTGGTTTAATAAAGATACAGGATTATCTTTGCCATTAGTAGCATTACAATATTCTAACATAGTAATTGGAGCGAAAATTAATGATATAAAAAACATAATAGCTTTACAAAATTTTGAACAGATGTTTGAGGAAATAACAGTATTAACAATAGATAATGTAAATTCTGGATTTACAATAAATAAAAATCTTATACTTGATAATTATAAATTAAATTTAGATTTTAAGAGTATAACATATAAGTGTAAATTTATAAATGAAGAATTTTTAAAAATTAAATATCCAGAATTATCAGAAAATGATAGGTTAATAATTTTTCAAAATAATGGAACAAAATATACTACAAATCAAATTACCAAGATTTTAAATCCCTCTTTAGAAGAAATAGACATTCAAAATATGAATGGTTTAAATGGTAATGATGAGCAATATTTAATAAATAAAATTCAATGGATAGGATTTATGAATGATATTACAAATAATATTTATTCAAATATTGCATCAATAATTGGATCATATTATCCATATATAGATTTTAATCAATATTATAGTAAAATAACGGCATTTAATCCTAATCCAAAAATAAAATTAATTGCTGAAGTAATATTTTTAGATGATATTGAGAGAGAAAAATTTGCAGATTCAAAATTAGAATATGTAGTTGAAACAATTAATGAGGATATATTTGATATAAATAATAAAAATTTATTTGATTGTGAATTAAGTTTTGTAAAACCAATTAAAGAATTAATATGGTATATTCAACCACAATTATATTATGATAAAATATCCAGATATGGTCAGAATTTAGATTTATTATTTGATTATAAAAAATATTTTAAAAATAATCCAATATCTAACCAAAAATTAACATTTAATCAAATAGATCTATTATTAGACAAAGTAGATACGAATTATTATACATATTTAATGTCATATAAATTTTTGAATAATATACTTCCAGAAGGTTTATATTATTATTCTTTTTGTTTATATCCAGAAGAATCACAACCGTCAGGAGCATTTAATTTAAGAGAAATAAAAGGAAAACAATATAGAATAGAAATTAATACAAATTATATATCTGAATTAAATAATTTATTAAATAGTTTAAAAATAAATAATAGTAAAAAAAGTTTTTTTTTGAAATTTATAGCAAAAACATATAATTTTTTTACTATTGAAAAAGGAAATGGAAAATTAGTATTTGGTTATTAAAAACTAGTAAATAATTTTATATCATCTGCTTCTGTATCCGAATCAATACTAATTGAATTAATATTAATGATAAGTGGATTAAATAAATTATTTAATTGTAAATAAATTAAATTATATGAATCAAATAATTTTATTGTTTGATTTAATAATTCATTAAATTTATCATAAATAACAACTAAATATTTAATAATATTTTCATCAGTTAATTTAGTAAAATCACTCACTGTTAATAAAGGAATTGCTAAAGTTTGAAATAATTTTGAACCAAATAATTTTAAAATTTTAATTAATCTTTCAATTAAATCATTTATTATAATATCTTTATTTACATTTTTACTTTTTAATAGTGATCCAACTTTATAATGTAAGGGCATACCACCTTTAGAACAATCAAATAAACTCAAAAAATAAATTTTAATATTACTTAAAAAATCAATTTGTTGATTTAATGATAATTTCCAAAAATCTTTATTATTATATACATCATACCATTTTTTAAGTATGATTATTAATGATGTTTTTTTGTGCATCAATTTATAAAAATCATCTAAAACTGTCCATGATAAGAATTTATTGTTTAATTCATTAAAAAATATTTTTTTTAAATTATAATTAATAGCAACATTGGTATGATATTTTAAAAAAATTCTTAAAATAATACTTAAATTGATATCATCTATTTCATCAATATATGAAATTAATTTAAATAAAAATACTAGTGGATTATTAATTTGTCTCAAATCATCAATAGTTTTTTTAATATCAATATTTTTATTATCCATTAAAATAATAATGAAATTAATATAAGAGTTTAACGATAATTACTTTCTAAAAAGAGGATTTTTGAATCCACATTGACAATTTTGAGTAGAAAATCTCTCTTTGCATTTAGGACAATTTATTGATGTTATTGTTTTAATTATTTTTGGTTCTTCTTTTTTTATTACAGTTTTAGTTTCAGAACCCATCATATCTATAACTGATAAACAGGCATTGCAAATAATAGAACCATTTCTTAAATTAGCTACATTATTAGATGATTTACTATGTTCATCTGGTTTAATACAGATAATATTACAAACTGTACAATTCATTAAATTATAAAATAATTTATAAATTAATTATTATTCAAATTTTTAAACTTTTAACAATTTTTGCAGTTAATGACCATTCTTCTTTGTTAAGATCAGATTTAAAATCTCTTTTTAATAGTTCAACACCAGGTCTTGTCATTTTTGAAAAGTACATATCATTTTCATCCCAATGTTTTTGATAGACCAATTTATTTGGATTATCAAATTTAATACATATTTCATCATTCATTTTTCCTTCTGAAATTTCTTTATGATTTTTTTCCATTTTTATAATTTTTCCTAAAACACAAGGTTCTTTTTCATTAGAATGAGTACATATAATTTCAGTACCAATGCTTATTTTACCTCCTAATACTTTGAAACCACATAATATTTCTGTAGCCCCACCTCTCATGAAAACAAATTGTTTAAGTAATTTTAATTCAGCAGGTAATTGAACTTTACCTTCTTTAACATATTTATCTTTTCTTTTTAAAATTATTTTATTTTTCAAAGCATTAAAATCATCAACTAATTTATATATCACATCATTAAATATTAAAAATATATTTTTAGTTTTAGCATATTCTATTAATTTTTCTAATTTTTTTGCTTTTTTGATAGAATTAGTATAATAAATCATAATTCGATACTCGTCCAATTCTATATTTTCAAGAACAATATGAAATTCATCAATTGCTTTTTCATTTAGGGGACCGATAGATCCATTTGTTATTTTAATACTAGAAGATTTAAAAACTTCATATCCAGCTTCAAATTCATTTTCTGTTGATGTAAACATATAATGACCTAATTCATTTGATTTAATTTTATCTAAATAGCTTTTTTTAACTTCTTGTGATTTAAAACTAGAAACAAGTTGTTGATACTCTGTATTAGAATCATATGAATATAAAAATGAACCAGGTATAACATTTTCTAAATTAGGAGCGAAAATATAAACAGAATTAGCAGCTTCAATAATGTTTTGATTACTTCTGATATATTTACATTTAGAATCATCCCATTTTAATCCAATAATATTTCTGATAATACTTTGAATTGGTCCTGATTGTGAATTAAATACAACTGATTGAGATGTTTTTAGTATACCATTAGATAAAATAGCATTAATAGTCCATCCTAATTTTTGATCAAAAAATTTATCCATTATAAAAATTTTAGGTTTTGAATCTACAAAAGCTAATTTTTTATTCATAAAATTTTGAACTATAAATAATATAAAATTAATTAAATCATTAAAACCTTCACCGGTTATATTAGAAACAGGAATAATTGAATATGTTTTTCCAGGAGTTTTATTTTTAAAATAGAATTCTGAATTAACTTGTATTTTATCTAACTCATATTTTATTCCTTCAATTAATCCCATTAAAGCATTAGTTGTTTCTTGTGATTGTTCCTTAATAGAATTTTTAAGAATAGTAGTAGATGTAGATTGCCAATTATAAACTTTATCTAATTTTGTTAATATAATAATAAAAGGTATTTTATTCTCTTTTAATAATTTGATAGAATCAATAGTTTGATTTTCAATTCCGTTTTCAATATCAACAATAACAATACCCATATCACATATTTCAACTGCTGTTTTTCTAAAATTTACAAATTCTTCATGACCAGGTGTATCAATAAAAAGTATACCTGGTATTTTAATTTCCATTTGTTGAGGTTCTTCTCTTAATTCATTTTTTGAAACTAAAACTTGTTTCAAATCTACTAATTCTTCAGATAATTCTTTAATTTTTTTTATTGTTATAAAAATAGTATTAGCTTCTTGAGTAATTCCACCAGCTTCAGTACTTTCAAATGATTTCAATTTATTTAAGAAACTCGTTTTTCCAGAATCGACATGTCCGAAGATTCCACATATTGGTGCTCGTAATTGATCAGAATTAGATGTAGTCATTATAATTAGAATAGTGGTTGAAAATTTTTACATATTTCAGTTTTTTTATATATATAATAATATAGATAAATATGGAAAGTAAACAAATTTCTTTGCCAGAAAATATATATAATATATATAATTTTTATTCAAAAAAATATTTATCACAAGATGAAAATCCATTTAAAATTTGTAAACAAATTTATAATTTGGATTTATACTTGGCAAAAAATATAAATAATTTGAATTATTATTACATAGATTTTCCAATAAATAAAAATATTAATCCAAATTTTGTGATCAAGTATTTTAAAAATATTGATTATAGAAATGCATTTTCTCATGAATCTCTAAATTTTTATTTAATAAGTAAAATAAATGAAAATAGTTGGAGAGAAGATGAGATTTATAAGGGACATAAAACAAATTATCATGTATTAATGACAAATTTTAGCATTATTTTTTACAATGATGTAAATATTTTTAATACTAATGTCTCACAAGCAAAATATTATATGAGTTATAAAATATTTAGTAATCAAAATAATTATATTCTTAGATTTGAACTAGTTTTAAATAATATGGATTTGGATCAAGATATTGATATTCATGTTTATGTAAACATGATTTATAATTTACTTAAGACTATTCATAAAAAATTCAAAACTAATTTATCAATAATTGAAGAACCAGAACTAGAAGTTAAACAACCAAAAATAGAGATACCAGAAGTTATTAAACCATGGTGGGAAATATTTGCATGGTGTTCAAATAGTAGAAAAGAAAAACCTAGATATGTTGATGCAGAAACTCAAACAAGTAATAATTTAGAATGAATAAAAAATGAAAATTAATTATATAAACGTTTATTTAAATATAATTATTAATGGGTGTACCTGGATTTTTCTTATGGTTAATGAAAAATTACAAAAAACAAGGTTTTGTATTTTCAAAAGAAAGACTATCATTAGTTGACATAAATAAACTAAATAGTCAAGAACAAATAAATAAAGCACAAATAACAAATCAATATATTGAACCAATATTAAAAGAAGTTAATTCAATTGATTGGTTTTTAATTGATGCAAACTGTTTAATTCATCCGGTATGTTTCAAAGTTGTAGCTGAAAATCCAGATATTAAAGATAATTCTAAATTAGAAGCCAAAATGATGATAGCAGTTTTAAATTATTTAGATAAAATTATTCAATATGTTAATCCAAAAAAAGGAGTTTATTTGGCTATAGATGGTGTAGCACCAGTAGCTAAAATTAAACAACAAAGATCAAGAAGATTTAAATCAATTGCTGATAAATTTTTATGGGATAATATTAAGAAAAAACATTCTCAACCAATTAGTAATTATTGGAATAATAATGCTATTACTCCTGGAACAAGTTTTATGGTTAACTTACATAATCGAATTATTGAATGGTGTAAAAATAAAACCATTCAAATTATATATTCCAGCTGTTTTACACCTGCTGAAGGTGAGCATAAATTATTACAATTTATTAGATCAAATCAAAAACTAAATATTAATTATTCGTATGTTATTTATGGTTTAGATGCTGATTTAATTTTCTTAGCTTTATCAACAGAATCTAATTCAATCTATTTATTAAGAGAAGCAAATGAAATTAATAAAAATGAATCTAAAGAAGTTTTAAATTATGTAAGTATTAAAATTATGAAAGAATCAATAGTAAATACAATGACAAACTATGTTTTAGAATCATCAGAAAAAGAAACCTTATATGGGTGTGATAAAATGGATCCAATTAGATTGGTAAATGATTTTATTTTTATGTGTTATTTTTTAGGTAATGATTTTTTACCTCATATACCTTCATTAGATATTCATCGGGATGGTATAGAAAATTTAATAGTAGCTTGGGCGGAAACATTTAGAGAATTAGTGATTGAAAACAACAAATTAGTATATTTATTAAATGAAAAAAAAGATCTTCAAAGCAAAACTCTTAAAAAAGTTAATTCATATTTTATAAATAAATTTATTAATAAGTTAGCTTCATCAGAAGATAGTATTCTAAAAGATAATTTTGCAAAAGGACGTAAAAGAATGAAATGCGATGGAACACCATATGAACAAGAAGTATTTAAAATAGAAAATTTACAATTTAAAATAGAAGATCCAATAGGTTTAGGTTCGGATTCTCAAGACAAGTGGAGAGAAAGATATTATAATCATTATTGGGAAGTAAAACCAGAAGAACTTGAACAATTTAGTGAAAAATTAGTAACTAACTATTTAATTGGAATTAAATGGGTAACTCAATATTATTTTGATAAATGTCCATCCTGGGATTGGTATTATCCATTTGAACATCCTCCATTTATATCAGATATTGCTAAATATTTAAATAAAATAGATATAAATAAAATGAAATTCAATATGGGAAAACCATTAAAGCCATTTATGCAGTTGCTTTCAGTTTTACCACCTCAATCTAATTATTTATTACCTATAAGTTTAAGAAAATTAGTATTAAATCAAAATTCATCTATAGCATTTATGTATCCTACAGAATTTGAACAAGATTTTGTAAATAAAAAGAAATATTGGATGGCAATACCAAAATTACCACCTCTAGATTTTGATATGTTAAAGCATTCATATTTAAAATATGAAAATGAAATTAAAAAAGAGGATTTGGAAAGGAATGAGTATAAAAATCCATATGAATTTAATATAAAAAAATAGAAAACTATATAAAACATCATTAGGTTATGAATTTAAAAAAATATAATATAGATTAATTAATGGAAAAAAAAAATCAAAAATCTGATATTAAAACTGAAAATTTAGAATATAAAAACTTTAATTTAATTCCGGAAAGAATAAATACTATCCAAAATATGATTGGGAAAAATAGTATAGAATCAATCATTGATTTTAAAAATTCAACAGAATCATTTGAGTATCCTTCAAATACTGAAGACATAAGAGAATTACTACCAAAAAAATATATAGAATTTGGAAAAGCTATTAATGAATTGGGAGGTAAATTATTATATATAAAAAGTGGATCAACAGGACATACTTTCAAAGGAGTGCATCCTCCTCCAAATGAAGAAAATAAACAACCATATGCAGTTAAAATAGTTGCATATCCTAAAAAAGAAAACTATGGAGATATGTATAACATAAAAAGACCAGAAAATACAGAATTATTAATGATCAGATTATTATCATATTTTGTAATTAATAAACAGACTCCTCATGTAGTGTTACCTATAACAACTTTTAATACTAGTATTAAACCATTTTTAAGTTTAACAAAATCAAATATTGTCAATAATAAAAAATTTGAGCAGTTTGTTGAAAAATATGATAAAGGAGAATATTATCAAAATGTTTCTATTTTAGTTAGTGAATGGGCAAATGGTGGTGATTTATTAGATTATATTAGAAAAAATTATAAATCTATGAAGGTAAAACATTGGAGAACAATTTTCTATCAAATATTATCAGTTTTAGCAATAATTCAAACAAAATATCCATCATTTAGGCATAACGACATGAAAGCTAATAATATATTAATTCATAATATAGATGTTGATGAGAATAATAAAAAATATTTATATAAAATTAATAATCAAACTTATATTGTACCAAATATAGGATTTCAAATTAAATTATGGGATTTTGATTTTGCATGCATTCCAGGAATAGTTGATAATTCAAAAGTAGATGCAGAATGGACTGATAAAATCAATGTAAAACCGGAACAAAATAGGTATTACGATATTCATTACTTTTTGAACACTTTAACTAGAAAGGGTTTTTTCCCTGAATTTTGGACAGCAGACGAAATACCTGAAAAAGTGCGAGATTTTGTACAAAGAGTAATACCAGATAAATATCAAAATGGTAAATTAATTTCTGAAAGAGGTAGAATTCTAGTTAATGATGAATATTTAACTCCAGATGAAATTCTTAAAAACGATAAATTTTTTAAAATTATGAGAAAATAAATTTTATTATAAAATATATTTTGGCATAATTATGAGTATTCTTCTGAAGATATTTCATCAATAGTTGGAATTAAACTATTATCGGTATCGTTCATAAATCCTTCATTATTTGATTGGGGTTTAATGAATAATTCATCAAAATTTTCTCTAGGAACAAAATGATTATTGAATGATTCATTCATTTTAGTTGTAATTTTATTATTTTTTTGAATTGCCATTTGTTGATTTTTATTTGGTTTAATTGGTTTTTTAATTTGTTCTTGATTTCTCATTGGTGATAAATCAGATTCTAATTTATATGCACTAATCCATTTTTTTTCTTTATTAATTCCATTTGGATGATTTCTATTAGTAAGTCTGATATCTGTTATGGTAAAATATCCAGATTTAATGGATTTTTGGTTAAATTTATCATCCCTTAAAAATGATTCAATGTTTATTATTACTGACCCAATTGATTTACCTTGATATGAAACATCTGAAGTAAAATTAAATGCTTCTAACTCTTTACCCCTTGGATTTTCATAATAAACAATTTGATCCAATAATTTAATATTTAAAAATTTATAACCAGAACAATTAAATATACGTTCTAAATGATTTACAATATCTTTAACTAATTCATTAGATGCTTTAATTTTTTTACCTCTTGATGATGTTAACTCGTATATATTAACATTTGGAGTAACCATATTATTTATAAATCTATATAATCTGTAGGTTTCTTCATCTAAATTATCTATATCGTTTTGATTAATATATGCAAAATCTTTTTGAGATGCATATGGTACTTGTGGTACATTTGGATACACTCCTTTTTTATTATTATAGGTAGCTCCTATAAATTTTTCAGTTTTATCATTACAATTTGTAAGAAAACCTTTAATAGTATTTAATATTTGACCTTCCATCAAATGATTGATAATAAATATTATCATTACAAGAATTAATATTTTATTAATCATATTCATCAATATACTATATTTTTATTACTTAGATATTTATTTTTATGAATTAAATTTACACGTTTAAAAAATTACCGGGTGTTACCCGTTGTTAGTCTAGCAATAACTGGATTAGTTGCTGGTGGTGATGTAGCTCCAGGGGCGGATCCAGGTCTTTGGCCCATACTGGGTTGGCTTCCTGGGGTGGGTCCTTGGCCGGGTCTTGAGCCGCTTACTGTGCCGCTTCCTGGGGTGGGTCCTTGGCCGGGTCTTGAGCCGCTTACTGTGCCGCTTCCTGTGCCAGATTGTACTCTTCCTGCACCTAGGCCTGCAGGACCAGGTAAAGCCATTTTTTCTAATTTTTTCACTTGACGTTTATTAATCATATGCATAGTAATTAAGAAAGCAGCAGCAATCATAACTGCTAATTGAGGATCTTTATTTCCACGATAAATAATATAAGAAATCATTGCTAAACGGAAAATTGGATTATTGAATAATTTTTCAATAAACTTAGGTAATTTTGGTCGTGCTAATGCTGCATACATACCTAAAATTAAAGAAACAACAGGAAAAACATATTTATTTTCATGTACCCAGCCTAAATTATTGTTAACTAAAGAATCAAAAGAATTCATAATATATAAATTAAATTAGAAATAAATTATTTTATTTATATATTAAATATTTATTTTTTAGCCGATTTACCATCCCTTTGATCCTTGACTTCTGTTGAAGTACCAGATCTACTCATGCCAGCCTTTTTTTCTAATTTTTTCACTTGACGTTTATTAATCATATGCATAGTAATTAAGAAAGCAGCAGCAATCATAACTGCTAATTGAGGATCTTTATTTCCACGATAAATAATATAAGAAATCATTGCAAAACGGAAAATTGGATTATTAAATAATTTTTCAATAAACTTAGGTAATTTTGGTCGTGCTAATGCTGCATACATACCTAAAATTAAAGAAACAACAGGAAAAACATATTTATTTTTATGTACCCAGCCTAAATTATTGTTAACTAAAGAATCAAAAGAATTCATAATATATAAATTAAATTAGAAATAAATTAAATATTTTTAAATTATTCGTATCCATCTAATGCTTCTGCAGAGCCATCTATATCATCATCTTGTTCATAATCGTCTATATCTAAAGAATTTATAGCTTCTTGATCAGAATATTTTTCATCTTTTTTATTTGGATCATCTATTTCTTGTTGAGTTAATAATTCTTGATAATGTCCAACAACTTTTAATGTTTCATCAATATATGGAGTTTCATTAATTAATAAAAAGTCAAATTTTCTAACGTTATAATTTGAATATGGTCTATAATATAGATTAAATAGATATCTAATCATTTTTACAATAAGATGTGATAACTCAGCTTGTATTACAGGTTGTTTATTATAATCAAGTAATCTATTTAAATTAAATATTAAATAAAATATTAGTTTATTGTCTGAATTATTCAATGAATTGATAATGTTAACATCTAAATAATTTTTATTTAGTTTAACATTTATATTATCAGGAATGTTATAATTAATAGGTAATTTTAAATGAATATATTTATAATGCTTAAAAATATTATTATGATTTGATTCATCTTTCAAATTAAATTTTTTTAATTTTTTGGTAAATTCATTAATAATTTCTTTTTCATCATTGTTATAAATAGATGTAATTTGACCACTATTTCTAATATTGTGAATAATTGATTGTGAACGTAATATTATTTGTTTTAAATTATTTATTCTATTTCTAATAATATTTAATAAAACATCTTTACTTTCATTACCTAATTCTTTTGGTAAATTTTTTTGATAATCTTTATTAACATGATAAATATTATAATACTGATTTTCAAAACCCATATAAATTATACAATCTCTGATTGAAAGTTCAATTTTTAAAGATGAATTATTCCTATTTTTTTTAATATTTTTATTATCTTCACTATAACCTAAATATTGTAATGTTATAGAGTCATAATATACATAAACCTTATTTGCTTTATCTTTATAATATAATACATCTTTATTAAAAGAAGGATGTAATTGAGCTAATAATATTTTATCATCTGATGATAAAACAAATATTGGTTCTTTTGTAATGTTTCCAAAATAATCATGATCAATAATATAAACAGTTTCTTTTAAATAAATAGTGGTATCATTAATTTTAATCTTAGGACCTAATATTTTACTTAATCTATCAACAAATGAATAAATATAATTATCAAATTTATTATCAGTTTCTTTTTCAAAACGTTTTAATAATTTATTAATTATTTTTTTTGAATTTTCTTTTTCTTTTTGAATATCTTCATTGTATTTTCTAATATAATTAATTTGATTGATAGAGTTTTCAATTTGTTTTAAATCCAAATTTTTTTCTAATTGTTTTAATTCTTTATCTGATGGTTGCCAACTATTAATATTTTGTTTACATTTGTTACATACATTATTGCTATCTAATTCGTGTAATTCACCTGACAAACAATATTTTTTGGCAAATTTTTTATAATTTATTATTTTTACTTTATCAAAATATTCAAAGTTTGGTTTTTCACTAGATGATGTTTCCATATTTTTAATAATCTCATTATATGATTTAGAACATAGAGAACATATTAAATCTCCAGATTTCATATTCCATGAATGAAATTTTCCATCTGAGCAATTAGTTAAAATATCTATCTTATTGTAATCACTAGGTTGATGTACTTTTTCTAATTCACTAACTGTAAAATCACAAATTTCTTTTGATTTTTCTACAACTTTAAATTCAATATCTAAAGGAACCGATCCAATTTTTCTACTAAAGAAAGTAATTTTTTTACTAGTATCATCAAATTTAATATTTTTCATAGCATTTATTTCTACTCTTTTCAATAATTGTAAATCAGTAAAAGTATGATTTAATTTTACACTTATTCTATTATTTATAATTTCATATAAAAAATTTTTATTAGTTTCAAAATTAGCCTCAACAATACTATTAATTAAATCCATAACTGTATGAATAACAGTTTTTTGAATATTAATTAAATACAATTGTTTATCTTTTGCATCGGTAGAATTATCATTATATAACCATAATCTATTTGCAATAATCATACCTGATAAATAATATAAAATATATGAAAATAAAGGTAATTTATTTAATTCAATTTTTTCTTTTTGATTAATTCTAATAAAAACATCAGTAAAAAAGCTTGAACCTATTTTATTAAATAAAAAGTAATTATATCTTTTATCTTCTCTTAAACTTAATATTTGACCTGAATTTATTTCAATTAACATAATTAAAATTAAATAAGCCATAATATTATTATATTTAATTAACTTATAGTAATCTGTTTCTTGTGATGTTGTTAAAAAAATATCATCTTTTAATTCAAAAAAGAAAAGATTTGTTAATTCTTTATTAATACCATATTTTTTACTTGATTGTTCTATTCTATCTTTTGGTTGTTTTCTTAACCATTCAGTATGAACTAAAATTAAATCTATAATATCTTTAATAATCATTTTACGTCTTAATTTTATTATTGGTGTATTTCCAATATAAGCTAACATATCAATTGAATAGGCAAATTTTTCAATATTCTTTTCAATATTTCTGATAGTTCTTTTATATTTTGCATATTTAACTAATTCTTCTAAATTTTGATTTACAGCTAATGATGTTGTTAAAAATGTATCTAATTCTTCAATATATGTTCCTTCAACTACATATTTTTGAACTTGTGCTATTTCATTACATGATTTACATATAAATTCACCTCTTTCATTCTGTTTAACATATTGTTTAACAAAATCAAAAACAGCTTGGTTAAATTCGTCTGATTTTTTAGATATTTTCATAATATTTCGCCATTTAATATAGTGCTGGCAAATTGGAATATTTTTTTTAGACATTTCTAAAGATACATCTATAACTTCTTTACCTATTTCAATACTATTAGAAATATATTTTTTGCTATTAATGGTTGGTAGTTTAATTATTTTTTCTCTTTGTCCTGGAATTAAAGAATCAATATCATCGGGTTCAATTTTAAGTTCTGGTATTTTATTGAGGATAACTTTTTCAATAATTTCATTTTTAATAATTGGTGTCAAATTAAGATCAAAATAATTTTTACTATAACTTTTAATAATTTTATCAAATAATAAACTATTTAATTCTGTTTTTGTATTTATAAAACTTTCGAGTTTATTTTTAACCATAGTAATGTAGTAATTATATATTTCACCAATCATAATTTCAATATTACGTTTAACATCATTTAAACTGTAATTATTATATGATTCTAATTTAGGTTTATCTTTATTATTATCGAATAACCAATAATATAATTTTTTATTTGGTTCATTAAATGTCTTATTCATAATATTAGTAAATGCTATAAAACCATTTTGATCATTCGAAACTTTTCTAACATCCAATAAATCTTTAGCTTCAAAACAATCTAATTTAATTTTAGATGGATTCCATCCAATTCCAATAACATTCATATCAATATTATCATGACCAATTCTAAGTTCAATATTTTTTTTAATATCAGAACCTTTATAATGTAAATTTGTGGCTCTAATACCTTGTATAGTTTTAGATGGACGTATTTTAATTCCATCTTTTGAAAAGTTTTTAAAATTAACATAAGCATATTTACGTAAATTTTCTAAATCTACTAATAAATCGTAATCAGTTGCATTTTCTGATATTTGTAATTTTTGAATAATTTTTATTTCTTCATCATCATTATATAAAACAGCCATTTTTGGATCAAGTTGTTTAAAAAATAGTTTTTCAGTTTCTAATTTAATTTTAGGATTTTTTTCCATTATAGATGAATAGTAATTTCTAACATTATTCATTTTACTAATAATATATTTAATTTTAGTAGCATCTCTTTCTTTGATATTAGATGATTCTATTAATGATTCTGGATCATATTTTTCAGTGTCTTTATGATATCGTAAAAAATCTTCTGTAATAGGTATTATTATTTGATTTGTAAAAAGATAGTTTATAAAATCTTGGTTTTCTTTAATAATAAATTCTTTTGTATCTCTATTTTCTTCTAAATAATTATAAATTTCTTCTGCTAAACCTGTTTTTAATTGATCAATGTTTAAAAATTTTTGTATTATATTAAAATCTACTATTTTTTTTTCATTAGAAACAACGATTTCTATATATTTATATTCTGCATTATTTTTTTCTTCTTGATTTAATATTTGAATTATTTCAGATTTTTCTTCTTTAATATAAATTTGTTTAAAAATTAAAGCTTTAATAATATTATGAAAATTATCTTTTATTAAGAAATATTCAATAATGTAATCTTCTCCAAGATCATTAAATAATTTAATTGTTGATTCAAATTTTAAAGGATTATTTGATAAAACAATTTTTATTTTATCAATTGTTTTAAATTGTAATAATGATAAAAAGTTTTTAATATCAACAAAAAAAGTAATTATTTTTGAGTTATTTTCACTATTAAAAAAATTTGATATTTGAAATGTTGCATCCTTTTGGTATCTACTACTTTCAATAATATTAGTAATATATAAATCTCGTCCACTTTCATAGTTATAAGCAATTCCAAGATAAATATAAAATGCACAATATCTTTTAATAATATTTAAAATTATTTCATAATATGACTCATTTTTAATTATTTCAATTATATCTTTCTTAGATAGACTTTCAATAAATTTTTTAATTGAATTCATTATATCATTTTGATATTTTACAAAGTTAGAATCTAATTTTATTTTTTCAAATAACTTCTCACTAATTAAAAAATCATAAAATTTATTTAAAATACTATCAAATAAATCATCAACTTGATTAACATACATTAATATATATTAATATACAATGGATAAAAATTAATATATAAAAACACAAAATAAATGATTTAAATTTTTTTAAGATTTTAATTTCTAAATTAATATATATAAGTATGTCCAATATATTTTTAAAAAGTGATTTAGATGGTATATTTAACTCTACAACTGAATCTAATATCGCATTACCTAAATGGATTAATGTTGTTGATATTGCTGCTAACCAAACAAATAGTGCAACTTCATCTGCTTCTGTTCAATTAGGAGGAAAATTTTCAGCAACTTCTGATATTTCTTCTGTTAAAGATGTTAATAAACTTATTTCTATGTTAACTTCAGATTCTTCTTCTATCAAGTTAAATCAAGCTTCAGAAACTACTACAGCCAGTTTAGAAAATCAATTACGTGAAATTCTTGAGAAAGAAGGAGGTGGAAAGAATAGAAGGTCAAAATCCCAAAAAGGAGGTAATGATGATATACAAAATGTAAAAAATTTCTTTACAACTTTAAAAGCACAAGGAGTTAATGTTGATATTAAATTAAATAATAAAACAATGTCTGAATTTTTTGGAGGTGCTGAATCTACCACAACTGATATTCCAATACAAGGAATTTTTAATGGAAGTGAAACTTCTAGTTATATGCCAAATATGAAATCAGAAAGTGCAACTTCTAGTTATATGCCAAATATGAAATCAGAAAGTGCAACTTCTAGTTATATGCCAAATATGAAATCAGAAAGTGCAACTTCTAGTTATGTTCCTCAAAATATTTCAGTTAGTGAAACATCAAGTATTCAAAATAACTTAGTTGGTGGTGCAAAAAAAGGAAAGAAATCATCTAAAAAATCATCTAAAAAAATGGATGGTGGAGTAAATCCTGGATTTCAAGCTTTCTTAGACTTAAAAAAACATGTAGCTACCAAGTTAGGAATTAGCAATGGTCCCCAAGCTGCTAAAGTTGCTGGAGCTGTTCAAAAAGAAATGAAAGAAAAACATCCTGATTTAGATGCTGTTAAAATTGCTGAAGAAGGTCGTAAACACTTTGACAAAAATGTTGATCACTTTAAACAAATGTTAAATTAAAATTATTTAACTAATTTATTTTATAAATTATTAAGTTGATTTATAAAATATAAATTTATTATTAGTTAATAATTAGTGCTAGTTTAACAAGTTTTATATAATTAAATCAAGATTTAATAACATAGCAAAGTAAAGCATTAAGTAGGTGTTACAATTTAGTTTATTGGCAACTAAAAATTGAATTATAATTTAATTTATAAATTATTAATATAATTCAATGAGCAAAGTAAAAAATTTATTTAAATTCCAATTATTTTCAGATCTTCATTTAGAATTACGTAAAAATATTCCATATATTAAACCACTTACTGATTATTTATTTTTAGCTGGAGATATTGGAAATATATCAAAACCAAACTTAAAATTGTTTATTGATTATTGTTCAAAAAATTGGAAAAAAACTTTTTATGTTTTAGGAAATCATGAGTTTTATCATAATAACAAAACATATGACAAA